AGAACGCCCTGACGCGCCAGGCCCACCTGGACATGGAGAAGATCGAAGCCGACGCCCTCGAAAAGTCCCGGGCCAGGTGGAGTTCATTCTTCAGCTCCATGACGGGCGGCTTCGACAGCGCCATCCAGGGCCTGGTCAAGGGCACCATGACCTGGGGCAACGCATTCAAGACCGTAACTGACCAGGCTCTAAGTGGCCTCATCAGCTTCTTCGTGCAATGGGGTATTGAAGAGGCCACCAGGTGGGCCACCAGCTTGGCCATGAACAAGACAGGCAATGTGGACGAGGCTCAGGGCGCCGCAGCTCTTTACGCCGTGAACGCCATGGCATCCGTTGCCGAAATCCCGATGGTCGGCTGGGCGATGGCTCCTGGTGTGGGAGAGGCGGCCTACGCCGAAGGTCTGGCGATGGCAGGGCTGGCCTCGGCAGAGGGCGGCTGGGATCGGGTTCCGCAAGACACTCTGGCGATGATCCACAAGAACGAGATGGTGCTCCCTGCCGACCTAGCTGAGAACATCCGGGGCATGGCCTCCGGTGGGGATCATGAGAGCGAAAGGCGGAACGTCAACATCACCATCCAGGCCATGGACGGTCAGGACGTTCACCGAGTGCTCACGAGGCATCAGGACAGCCTCTTCCGCATCCTCCGCGAAGGCGGCCGAAACTGGAGGCTCTGATGTCGAATCTCGTATTCCCTGACACCCTAATGGGCTTCGACATCAAGGTCACACGCAAGGAGATCTATAGCACCATCGTTCAGTCTGCCGCGAGCGGGAAGGAGCTGCGGGCGGGGCTATGGAGCACTCCGCGATACAAATACCAGCTCAAGTTGAACTTCGTCCGGCAGAGCGGGTTTTCGGCGAACACGCTGGTGGACGAGTTGAACACGCTGGTCACGTTCTTCGAGACACACAAGGGCAAGTGGGATTCCTTCCTCTACAACGATCCCGTGGATGGGGTGCAGCGGAGGGTTCGTTTCGACATGGACGAATTGACCCTAGAACGCCTCGTTAACTTGGCGTGGTCAGGGGGTACCATTGACCTCATCAGCGTGAAGTGAAGCGATGCGCTACGCCTCCGGTCCCCTCATCTCCTACTTGAACGCCAACACCGTCATCCTTGCGGCGTGGTGCTACACCATCACGCTCCAGAATGGCACAGTCTATCGCTGGACCGGCTGCGACATGCCGCTCTCCTACGGCGGGAACACCTTCACCAGCGCCTCGGACAATGGGGCAACCCAGCCTGGCATCATTCGCGGGGCCATCCGACATGCTCGGGGACTGGAGACGCAGACATTGGACCTGACGCTGCTCAGCGGCCAGACGGTGACGATGGGCGGAGTTCCACTCCCGCTCTTCGCGCACAATGGCGGGTTCGACGGGGCTCGGGTGCTTCTGGAATGGGTTCCTATGGGTCCGGGCGGGTGGGGCGACACCTCGCTTGGCTCCGTGGTGATCTTCGAGGGGGCCGTGGCCTCTGTTGACCCGGAGACGGTCCAGGTGGTGCTGCACGTGAAGTCCGACCTGGAACGTCTGGCTCAGCCGTGGCCCCGTGTCGTCTTCCAGCCTGGCTGTGCGAACGCTTTCGGAGACGCGGGCTGCGGGATAGCCCTTGGTCCGCTCACCGTCACCGCTACCGCCACGGGCACGCCGTCCACAACCAGCATCCCGTCGGCATTGGCTCAGCCCTCCGGCTACTTCGCCATGGGCACGCTCACCATGACCTCGGGCGCGGCCTCCGGGGCGCGCCGGACCGTCTCGGCATTCAACGGCGGGACGTTCACCCTTTCCACGCCCCTACCCGTTGCTCCGTCCGCTGGAGACACCTTCACCGTGACGCCTGGGTGTGACCGGAGCTTCGCCACCTGCGGGACGAAGTGGGCCAACCAAAACCGCTACCGGGGCTGCCCCTGGGTGCCCCCTCCCGAGACAACACGATGATCGCCGATGTGATGCTGACCGCCCATGCACTCATCCAGGATCGCCCCCTGGATGAGCAGGCTCAGCGTCTAGCCGTGGTGCAGGAATCGCTGACCTGGCTCGGCACGCCCTACCACCACGCGGCCCGAATCAAGGGTGCAGGGGTGGACTGCGGCATGCTGCTGGCAGAGGTCTATGAACAGGCAGGCGTCATGCCCCGCGTGGTCCCCGATGAATACCCCCCCGACTGGCACATGCACCAGGATGGTGAACGGTATCTCGGCTTGGTGGCGGCCCATGCCCACCAAGTGGAGGTAGGACTGCCGGGTGACATCGTGCTCTATCGCTTCGGCAGGTGCATCAGTCATGGCGCCATCGTGATCGCCTGGCCTCAGATCATCCATGCCTACATCCGGCTGGGCGTGGTGCTGGACGAGGGAGAGCGGAACACCGTCCTACGCGAGGCTCAGGCTGGGTTCTGGTCGCCCTGGGGAGGTGTCTGATGAGCGGACTGTTTGGTGGTGGACACAGCACCAGCACCTCGGAGCAAGTCCTAGCCGGGATGCAGCTCCAGACATCCAGCTATGGCGGCGTCATCCCCGTTGTCTACGGGACTACCCGCGTTCCTGGGAACCTGATCTATTACGCCGACTTCACGGCAATCCCGCATACGACCAGCACCACCGTTGGCAAGGGGGGTGGCGGGAGCACCCAGACCAGCACCACCTACACCTACACGGCCTGCATCATTCTGGCGCTCTGCGAGGGCCCCGTCACCAGCATCAACCAGGTCTGGCGGGATAAAGACCTCGGGAGTCTGTCCGGGTTCGGCTTCACCTTCCTTTCTGGAACCCGCACTCAAACGCCCTGGAGCTACCTGACCTCGAACCACCCAACCTTCGCCTGCGGATATAGCGGCATGACCCTAGTCTGCAATGCTGCTGTGGACCTTGGTTCATCCGGCGCCATGAAGAACCACTCCTTCGAGATCATCGCCCTAGCCGCCACCCAGCAAGACCCAGCCGCCCATGCCGCCTATGATGCGAAGCCCTCGGACATCGTGGTGGACGCCCTCTCCAACGCATACTACGGCGCCACATGGGACGCGGCGAAGATTGGCGACCTGGTGACTGGCGCGGCTAGCTATGCCACCTATTGCCAGGCGGCGGGGATCGTTCTGTCTCCCGCATTCAGCACTCAGAAGCCGATGCGGTCCCACCTCCAAGACATCCTCGACGCCACGAACAGCGAGACGGTTTGGCATTCCGGGGCGGCGTCTATGATGCTGAACGTGGTCCCCTACGGTGACTCACCTATCACTGCCAACGGCGCCACTTACACGCCCAACACGACCCCGCTCTACGACCTGACCTATGACGACTTCCTTGGCGTGATAGGGAAGGACGGGAAGGCCACCGGCAAGAGTCCCATCACCATCAGCCGTGTCTCGAATCAGGACGTTTACAACTCCGTGCCGGTCGAGTACTGGGACCGACTGACGGGCTACAACGTGAGCGTGATAGACGTGCCCGAGCCGACGGACGTGGCCGTCAACGGGCTGAAGAAGGCCCAGCCCCTCAGCCTCCACATGATTACCAGGGCCAGCGTGGCGCAGACCATCAGCACCATCAAGGCCCAGCGGAACGTCTATGTTCGGAACCAATACACCTTCAGCCTTGGCTGGCGCTATTTCCTGCTGGAGCCGATGGATCTTGTGACCCTCACGGACCCCATCATCGGCTTCGTGTGCAAGGTCGTCCGCATCCTCAGCATTGACATCCCCGATGAGAGCAGCGAAGAGAACGGCATCACCATCACCGCTGAAGAGTGGCCCTTCGGCGTAGCCACCGCCACGGCCTACACGGTCCAGACGCCATCTGGAACGTCTCCAAATGTGAACGCTGACCCTGGTCCGGCGGCTGCTCCGGTCATCTTCGACAGCCCCGCCCTCTGGTCGCAGAGTGGCGGCCCGGAGGTCACACTTGCGACGGCTGGTGGACCGATATGGGGCGGATGCGAGGTCTGGGCCAGTGCAACGGGGACGACCTATGCCAAGGCGGGTTACATCACCAACCCGTGCCGATATGGCACCCTCACCGCCCCATTAGCGGCCTATACTGGTGGGACGGACCAGGACAATATCAACACCCTCTCCGTCGCCATACCCAACGGCGGCATGCTCTCCAGTATGGACAATGCCAGCGCGGCGGCGGGTCTGAATCTGCTCTGGGTGGACGGGGAGATGATTAGCTTCCAGACTGCCACGCTCACGGGAACGAATGCCTACGACCTCACGGGCCTCTACCGTGGGCTCTACGGTACCTCACCAGGAAGCCATGCGTCCGGCGCGAACTGGGTGAAGTGCGATTCCAACGTTTTCCGCTGCGCCATCCCGGCGGCGCAGGTTGGCGTTCCGTTCTATGTGAAGCTCGTCTCGTACAACCAATGGGGCGGCGGGCTGAGGCAAATAAGCGAAGAGACGGCCTATACCTTCACGTCTGAATTACAAGGCCGCCCAGCTCCATACGGCGTCACTATCGTCATCACTACCACCAAACCAACCTCGTAGGAGCCAGCAATGATTAACGTCCTTATTGACGATGGTGAAACCGGCTGCACCAGTTCAACCGGTGGATCAACTGGAGGGCCGGCCATCGTGGACCCCAGGTGGGCCGACATTAACTGGCTGTTCCCCGTTCCCCTTGAAAGCCAGATCATCGGGTTCGATGTGGTCGCATATACCGGCTCGGATGCAAACGACACTTCTACTTATCTGTTTGCACCTGTAAGGGTTGATCCATCTGTTCGCCGTTGTATTAAATCATTCGCGCCACCCGCAAGCCTAACCAATGTGAATGCAGCCGTGAGGGCCATCTATGCCTAACTCAGACTGGGGCACGACTTCAACGTCATCATCGGTCACACGAACCCTAACGGATGTAATCGGCGGAGCTGCCCTCCCAACGAATGTGAGTCACTTTGGGGCTCTAGCCAATGCTGCTGGCTGGCTGAAGAATGATGGCGCCGGGAATTTCACCTATACCCTCGCTCAGACTGGCATGGGTGCCACCCTCGCTTCCACCCATTGCGGTTCGACTTACACGACCACGGAACAGGGCATAATCAATGCGCTCATCGACAAGGTGGTACTGTTAGAAACCAAATTGAAAGCCTTCGGAATCGTTGCCACATAGGAGGGCACCATGCCAGCCGCGCAATCCAACCTTCTTATCGAGATCGGCGCAAACCTGAACCTCGTGGTTAACCTGCAAGATTCCACGGGGGCCAACGTCGATCTGACTGGCTACTCTGCCAAGTTCCAGGTGAGGGGACATATCGGGGACGCCTCCCCGGTGTTATCTCTCGACAGTGCGGGGCTGGGAGGGATCACCATGGGCGGCACCGCAGGTACCATCACCCTCGCAGCAACGGCTGCACAGACGAAGGCCATCTCCATCGCGGCTTTGGACCCGTCTCTGGTTCCCACCTTTGTTGCTTTCGACGGCGCTGGGAACCAGGTCGTCAAGACGGGCTACAAGGCCCCATACAGCCTAGAGATCACCGACAGCAATTGGACTAGCGGGAACATCACGCGAGTTCTTGAAGGGTATGCAGTCATCACGCCCGAGGTGGTGCAATGAGCCTCCCATCCACCATTACTGCTGTTATCAATTACCCATCCCCATTCGTCGTCAGACTCATACAGAAGGGCGATATGGGCGTGTCCAGCCTCGCCCCCCTTGCTGCCACCGGCCCCGGTCAGGGCACAGATATGGTGGGGTACCGGGCCCCGTTCACGGGAGCGGTGGCTAGGACGCTCAGCTCAAAGTTGAAGGATCAAGTATCTCCAACTGATTTTGGCTGCGTGGGTGACGGGGTCACGGATGACACCGCCAATTTCATCAAGTTCTTGACCTATATCAGTTCAAACCCTTGTGTTGCCGATGGTTTGAATAAAACTTACTTGTTACGTGGGCTAATTACCTGGACGCCTACCGTCGATCAGAATCTAAAGAATTTTAACTTTATTCAGAATCTAAGTTATAGTAATCAATTCA